ATATCTTTCTTTTACTTCTTTAGCTACTTCATCATGCCTAACTTTCTTCGCTACTTCGGCCCGCTCAATAGCTTCTTCCATTCTTTTTTGTAGCGCTACTCTATCAATGTTTGATAGTTGATTGGTGTTAATGCTTGACCACTTGTGTTGTTCACCCGTTCGCCAGTTACCAAAAGTTGCAAAATAATTTCCGTCTAGCTCATTGATAACATACCAACCGCTACGCTCATTGCCTTTGTCTGGTCTAACACCAGGCGCAGATTGTACGGGTACTCTTGTTACCTGTCCTGTTAAGTCTAATGAATTGACAAACAACCCTTGGTTATTCATCTCGCGTATTAAATCATCCGTGCTATTACCTTGACTGGCAAAAGCAAAGTTATCATCAATGACTAAGCCTTTCTCTCCATACCATTTAGTCAGTTCCATCTCTTAATGTTCTCTCCAATTTTCCTGTTTCTGCTTGATGATTAGCCCAGTTGAGATATTCTCTTATAGCCTTACCAAATAACAGTTCTCTTTTTTCTCTATCCCATTCGTGCATAACATAAGAACCTGTGTCCTTGGCTATCTTGAGATAGATGTCTTTCGTTTGTTTGATAGCGTAATCTAAGCCCTCGTTGCTCATCTGCGCTACATTCTTGAGTTGTTCACCTTTCTTTAATTTATCTAGGTGATCCATACTACAAGCTCCTAACCATATGTAATCCTTACCATAAACAAAACCCTTCGCTGGCGCTCTACAATAAGCGCACAGCGATGGTTTACTTACTAATGGATTAAAAAGGGATCTTGTCGCCAAGATCTTCTTCTACTTTCGGAGGTGTTGGCGCACTTGCCTCTACCTTCTTACCCTCTGCTGGTTGCCAGTTGCTACCAAACTTAGAGTCGATCTCTGGATAGTTGTTTTCGTTTAGCTTTAACATACAACTAACTGTCTTACCATTAAGCTCGTTAGTGTCTTTTAAAGTTCCAGTAATGCCAGCTGCTTTTGCAAGACCCGCCATTTCCTTCATACCAAAACCAACATACTTAGGATTGTCATGCGCAACAGTTACAGTAAAACCTGTTTGTAATCCTGTTCCCGCAATCCTAAAGTTAAGTTGCATACCCATCCAACCATTCTGACCCGATCTTAATTCTTCATTAGTATTTACATACTCAAGATCATATCTTCCTGGTTTTATTTCCGTTTGTTGTTCGACAACTTCCACATCGCCGAAAAAATTACTTATATCCATATTGATACCCTTTATATCTATATATTAATTAACCTGGATCGTAAGAATCGTAATCAGATAAGTATTTGATTAAATCCTCACAATCCGCCTGCATTGAAATAAGCCAATGTAATCCGTCAGTAGGTAAAGAGTTGTCCTCTGGATTGATAGAATCTATATGTTTATTCAAGATCATATCAAACAGTTTTAAGGTTCTCTTTACTCTAGCGACTTCTCCTAATCGGCTCATTTCAACATTTCCTCTCTTATGGTTGCCCAATCGAAAGGCATTTCCTTCGGCAACCCATATCTGTTCTTGGCTAAGTAGCCTGGGGATTGCTCCGTGAAAATTGTTCTGTCTCCAGCAATGGTTTTGGTAGTCATACCCATTTTGCCTTTGACTTGTACAGTTCCAACTTTATAGTTGGCAAAAAAGACTGCATCACTGTGTTCAATAATCAACTCAGCGGCCTTTTTGTGAGTCTTTATTTCATGGCGATCTAGCGGCTCATTTGATGGGTCTTCATATCTACGAATCTGATTGTGTGCAATCTGTATCACAGTCATAGATTTTTCATCTCTGAGTCTGTTGAGAACATTGAGATATTGTCTCCACTCTTCTAATGCAGTCGAATATCCACGACCATAGGCGGGGCTAGAAATATCCGCCCATCCATTTTTTTGGCATACATGATCCCACAACAAAGTCTCAAGCCAGTCCAAAGAATCTATAGCGCAAACTTTAAATTCATGTGGCTCAGTTAACAAGGAATCAAGATTACCCATAAACTCTTCGTAAGTCTTTGCTACTGGAAAGTGATCGCACTCAATCTTTCCGATACCATCCTCAGATTGCACGATTACACATTTATCCATGCTTGCGGCAAATGATGTTTTACCAATACCACCTGGGCCATAGATAACTATGCGTGGTGGCTTGATCTTACCTTTCTTTTGAATTGCGGCTAGACTCATTCAACCACCTCAACTTTAGATTCATCACCTTCAACAGCTTCTTTTAAAGCATTGCTGTAATGTCTTCCAAGTATCTCTAACTTCTCAACTTCAAAGTTAGCGTTAGCAATCACATCTAGTCTTTGTTTATTAACGAGCGTGACTTTGTTATATAGAATCTTATTTTCATCTGATAAGTCTTCTACTTTGTATTCTTTACCATCTTCATCAAAGGTAAAGGTTAGTTCATTTTTTTCTTCAGTCATTTTTCTCTCCTAAAGTATTTTTATATGCATCACAATGATCTTTCGCATTACAAAACTTACAAGTTTCTTTGCTTGGATTAAATTGTGGGTTCTCTTCAAAACAAGCCTCGGCTGCTGGTTTCAAAACTTCAAATCCCCAGTTGACTAAATTAGTAGCCGTAGTGGAGCTTGATCGGATAATGCCATCTTTATGCCAACCTCTTGGTTGAACGATGGTCATAATAACTTCTATGTCCTCGTCTTTATAACGAGAGCTGTATCTTGATAATGCACCAAGTGCATAAATTTTTAACTGTCCGTTGTCATGTGCATCAACTGCCCATTTACCAGATTTAAGATCAACAATCTCTAAGGCTTTTTCGCCTATAATAATGGCATCTGCTGTACCCCAAACATCTGGAGATATCTCATCCATAAACACGCGCTCTTCTATTAATAGCTTTCCCCCCAGCGCCTGCGCACGCTCTTGGATATAATTTACATATACATTCGCGCAATCAATCATGTCTTGGTCGACTTCTATTTCAAAGTCTTCTACCACTTGAACCTTGCCTAACCAATAGTCTTCAAGGCTCATATCATTTAATCTGCCCTTTAAAAGCATCTCGCACATTTCGTGAACCAAAGTACCAGTAGCCGCAGGGATGCCCACAGAGTATTCGCCATACTGTTTAATCATCATGGGTGATGCAGGACATTCCTTCCAGCGCGTGAAAGCTGACGGACTAAGAGTTGCGTGAGCCATTGGAAATGTATGAGCTTTCTTCTAATTCCTTGATCTCTGTTAGATCATAAAGAATTTTACCGCCAATCTTATAATAGTTAGGGCCTCCGCCTTTACGCCTTAAATTTGATAGCGCGTGTGGATTTTTGCCCCACCTTTTAGCTAGTTGCTTAGTGTCTATAAAGACTCTATCGGTGTCTGTCATTTCCTAATACTCCCTTTTTGTATTTGAATGTTGTTAAATTTACACTAAAGTTATATGATATGCAAATATATTTATAAAAAAAGGAGAAGAAATATGAGTATAGATAATGTAACCCCAGAGGAATGGGATCAAGCCATTGATAGGCTTGCGATCAATAACCAGGTAGGTGGACATCATTATAAAGGTAATGGCATACAACCCATTGAGTATATTTACGCAAATGGTTTGTCATGGTCGATGGGTAATGTGTTGAAACTTATTACCAGAGATAAGGTTGATAAGGTTGAAGACTTACTTAAAGCCAAGCATTACATTGACCTTGAACTACAACTCGTACATGGTGTAGACGGAGAGGGTAATAAAATAGGCCCATATACCAAAGAGGTAAAGGTCTAGGAGTAAAGCAATGAACTTGTTTGATTTTGAAGACCCAGTTCTAAATGAAAGGAACAACAATACGCCTGTTTATATAAACAGATACATTGCGCGTTCTTTGATAGATATAGCTGGGTTGGAAAAAAAAGATCCTCAAGCATTAGCGGAGTATTTCCTACAAGTAGGAATAAACTCCGTTAAGCATTACAAGGATCAAGAAGTTAAATTTGATATTGAGAATCTTTAATTAAGATTTTTTAATATGTCTTTGATGTTTTTGATAGCATCATTGTTCTTCATGTGTTCATCGTTGATGGTTAGTTGAGCTTGGTCTAAAGGTTTAGAAAACACCACATTCCTGTGGGTTATAGAAACAAAAGCAAATACATCTATCTCATTGTCTTTGTATTTTCTGTGTGCAACTCTTTGACCTTTGCGCATATCAAACCGCCAGTTGCCTCTATGTTCTTCTATCTGAGATTGGGTTTTGACCTGGCATTTATACAGCTTTAGGTTGTGTTCAAAGATGATGTCTGCGGATGCGTTGTGTGGAACGATGGTTACTGTATCGCAAACTTGGGAGAGGATTGCTGCTGTGAGATATTCACCAAAACGACCAACTCGTTCTGTTGCAAGGGGCATGGGTTATTTTTCAAATAACAATTGATTTAATGCTTCCATTGATGATGGTGCTGTGCTTCTAATTAAAGATGATCTTAAAATGTTAGATTTTTCAGCTTCAGATATTTCAGTTTTTTGTAATTGTTTTATTAGTTTTAAAATATCTTGTTGTTTTTTTGGGTCTTGCGATAACATAATGTCTTGAAATGCTTTTTGATTTTTTGTTCCTGTGTCAAAAACAATATCTCTGGTTTGTCCTGCTATTTTTGCTTGAGATCTTATGCCAGCAGATCCAGTTGGCTCTCCAAGGGCAACTGCTAAATCTGAGAAAAATTGAAATGGTCCTGATAATTGTTGTTCGTTACCGCGATATGACCCACTTAAAACTTTTTTGCTTGTTTTTGCAATCTCATCTTCTCTTGATAATCTATCAATAAAATTATCAAATCCTCCAGAACCAGAAAATAAAATTTGTATTTTAGTTCTTAAATTTGGATTATTTGTTAATTTGTCGGCAAGATTAGATGAGTCTGCTATAGAATTAATGCCATTTAAAACATCGTCAAAAGCACCCATTTTAAAAGCATCTTTTTCAACTACAGTTTTTAAATCATCATATTCTT